GTCGACGACTTTAAGTCGTGGCTCGTTGAGAAACTATATCCGTTTAGGAATGTAGTTTGGAGAGACAAACCTGTTGTCTCCACTGGTGCCTGCCTTCAGAGATCTGAAGGTGGCACTGCCGGATTCTTGAAGGACAAAGTCCTCAAGCCTCCTCTTTCAAGTCGGGCCCCTATACGGGACGTCCAGACTTTGGATCACGATTATCATATTGATAACGTGGTTAGATTTAGGAGTACCCTCTCAGAGAGGATATCCCAGGACGCAAGAGTTACCACTCTTGTCGTCGCCGGTGGAAAGTGCCGAACTGTCACTGTCCACGACGCAAGGCTGCAGTATTGCATGCAGTCCTTGCGCACGGTCCTCTTCAAAATTTTGAGGAAGGACCAGCGGATCGCGTTAGACGATGACGCGAAAGTCCGCATTCGAGTCAAGCAGGGTTTAATACCCGGTTCGACTCATGTGTCTAGTGACCTAACAAAGGCCACTGACCTTCTCTCGAAGGACATATGTAATGCTTTCTTCGAGATTCTACCTGGGGTTCTCAAGTTGACCCCCACGTAGAAGCTTGCTTGTGAGCTAGGTTCTGATGTTCATATCATACCTGGCGGTAAAGAGTCTCCTTACTGGCTGTAAAGAGGTTCTCTACAGGGGCTCCCATGTACATGGGCTCTCCTGAATTTCGTTCATCTCTTCGCCCTTGAGAGGGCGTTGGGACCTGAAGATACGTAAAGGTTCATGTCGAACTTCACTATCTGCGGGGACGACCTAGTCGGCCCCATGTCCTAAAGCACTCATACCGAGTACGTTAGGAATCTTGAAAAAATGGGTCTTCAAATTTCTGAGAAGAAACATTACTTCACAGACAAACTTGCCGTTTTCTGTGAGGAGTTCTACGACATTCATGCGTAGAAGCTCGTGCGTACCGAGTCTGTGAAGGCTTTCCTGCCTTTCATAGCTCGTTCGTCATAGGTCCCGACACGGATATCCGTGGCGTAGACCATCAGCAAAGTCGCCAATGAAAGGCGGCATTTGCGCAAGGCGATCCACTGGATTCAGTAGCTCGTCTACGGTAATCTCGTCAAGGGACCATTAAGACATGTCCCTTAAGAGCTTGGAGGCCTTGGATTTATTAGTAGATCCAGGACCGTCGGTAACTAACCAAAATGGATTAGGCACCGGCTCGGATTCCTTGTATATGGATCCGACTCTACGACGTACAAAATACGTCGCAGCTTCTCGACGTAGTAAATCTACGACGCGAAGAACGTCAAGTCCATGTCTGTACTTGACGCCAACGTCACCGATATGGTGACCTTGAGTAGAGACTTTGTATATTAGAAGTACAAAGTCCCTGGCATGGGCGACATTCGCCCAAGCAGACCTAGTATGGTTGAACAGTGCGTTCAATACCATTACGATCAGTTCGTTGCGATTAAAAACCGACGAGCTGTAAAAATGTTCAAGGGGATGTAAGACCCCTTGAAGTTCGATGAAGAGATTAAATCCTTCATCAAGTTCCCTGAAACGGAAAAGAAGAAAGAGAAAGAATCCATTCTATCCTCTTTCATCAAGAAAACCGTTATCAAGGTTCCCTTGTAGGCGTACGTCGTTACAGACGACGCCGACGATTACCTTGTTCGGGTAAGAGATACCCTTGCAGGCGGCCAGAGACCTCGTACATAGTACAGGCTCGGCAGATGGGGTTTCCGTAAGGTACCCCATTGCCCATTCCCGGTTCGTCCGAAGCAGGAATGGAGCTACTTGGTCAAACGTATGAAGATCAAGTAGAAAGGAATCATTTTCGCCTTTGGCGGAAACGATTGGGCAGGCGTGAAACATCACAACCGCCCGATAACGAGAATATACTCGAAGAAATCTTAAGATTTCTTC